GCAAGCTGACTTCATTGCGAGGCGCAATGACGTTGCGCATGTATCGATCCAGCTCGTTGCAAATGAACTCGCGCAGATCTTTCATAACGTCTGCATCAAGAACGTTTATGCCGCGCGCGCCTATTGATCCTACTGCGTGATCGATCTCTGCCTGCGTGACGTCGCGCTGCAAGCAGCTGGCGACAACGCGCTCAGGGAATAAATTATATAACCGCGCCCCTTCAACCTCATCCATATCAATTTCCTGGTCCGCTTACCCACATATGATTGCCGGTGTCGTCGGCATATTTCACACCAGAGACAACCGCCATGCTAAAATGCCCTAACAAGTTAGACGCCTCTTCGCGACCAAACATCTCACGCGATAAAATAAGCACTGCGACTGTCGCAAGGGCCTGCATTTTTTCTGTTGGATCAGGCAGCTCTTCTTTTAAATACTCGATGATATCATCAGCAATGGATGATATGCGGTCACATTGAAGATCTGCTTCTTCTGTCATCGCGTTCCTTCTTTTGCCGCCATCAGGATTGCGCGCAGTGCTTCGCGCTGATCTGCGTCAAGCGTCTTGGCATCGACGACCTGGGACTGAACTTGCACTGGGCCGCCATTGGCTCCGGTGACCTGCGTCTCTTTGCGTTCTGTGTAGTCATCGCGAAAACGTGACGCGGCTGAGCGATACCAGAGGTTCGCATTGAAGTCGCGGTTCTTCATGTTTGAACGCGCTTCGCGCTCAAACCAAGCCTGCTCATATGTCTTGGCCGCGCGTAAGGCAGTGGAAAATTCTTCGTGGGCGGCGGCCCAATCATAGAGCGACGCCTTATCAACTTCTAAGTCCGCAGCAATCTCAGCATAGCTATAACCTTGCTTGCCAAGCTCAATGATGCGCTCACAATACTCCGGCTTGTATTTGGTAGGACGTCCAACAGGACGCTTCACTTGTTCTTTTTCACTCATATCTCAACTCACATAAAAAGACCGGGACATAGTAACACATCCCGATCTAATTGTTTACTCATCAAAAGTCATCATCATAGTCGGCAGGCTTCGCAGGGATCGATGAAGCTTTGACCGTCACTGACTTCATCGCTGCCTTTCCAAGCGGCGTGTCTGCAAGCATGCCCAAGGCTTCCATATATGTCGCGAGGATTGCTTGCTCAGTCATGCGCTCTGTTGCATCTTGCTTGCGCAGCGCAAGAACCTTTTTAAGAACCTTAGTATCAAATCCATTGCTCTTGGCTTCAGAGAAAACGTCCTTGATGTCGGCGGCGATCGCGGCTTTTTCTTCCTCAAGCTTCTCGATACGCGCGACGATTGTCTGTAGTTGGTTATTGGTCATCTATCTCTCCAATGTAGTTTGAGATGCATTCGGCCAGATAAACGGCTTTCAGCCTGCAATATTCACATTGCTGCTCGCAGGGAGCGGTGTGTTCTCTCAGAGCTATACGTCCATATCCATCCTGATCTCGATCAGTGCCGACTGTAAACGAGCACAGTCCAGCGGCAATAGCATTGATAAGGCCCTCATCCATGTCAAGCGTCCCACCCCATCCAAATCAGCAACATGGCTAACGGCGGCGGAAAGATCAATCATGGGGTTGACCATAGAAGTAACTTCTAGTATGAGTTGAGATCTAGTGATTTGGATATGGAGATTGATATGAAGATTAATGTGCCCCACAAGCCAATCCCGCAGAGCGTCTTGCATCAGCTCAGCGACTACACGTTGCAGGGATCGATCCAGGTATTTCGGGACCTGGCCAAGGACGGCGTCTTCAGCAACGAGATTGCCGACAAAAGCGTAAACGAAATCTTCATGGTTTTAGGATATCGCTGCGCTTTGGACTACTACAACCAATACGGCAAAGATGGAGATTGATATGCGCGCGCCTCCAGATTTTAGACTTCAGCTTATGCATAACAACAAGTGGCTTGTAGTCACGTTTGCGTGGGATCTGGACGCTTTGACCCCACAAATAGATTTTTATAAAAAACAGGGTAGGGTTTACAGAGTTCAGAAATTAACCAACGGCAAATATAAATAATGGAGATTGATATGAACATCGAGAACATTGCACGCATTGAGCGCTCTATCGTCAAAACCATTATCCAGGATGCCCTGGATTTTGGTTGCGTTGTCACGCATCACAATGGCGAGGAGGCGACAATCACTGCGCGACCAAGTGACGATCGCGAGAAAGCGGTCAGCGATATGATGGATGAAGTTCGTCAATGCGACGAAGAGCGTTTAATTTTTACAGACGCAAACGGATGGCCTGGCAGACGCATTGGCTTTGTTTTTTTAGTTTACGGAAACGATGGCTACGACGTAATATGCGATCACACTGACAGCGAAGAGATGGATCAAATCCTTGCAGGCGCTAACGAGCTTGCATCAAAATACGAGTAGTAAAATGAAACTGACATCCTTCATGAAAATGCTTTTGGAATACGAAGAGCTTGGCATGAAGATAACAAGCAATACGGAATTAATCATCATATACGGTCACACCGGAAAGCTGGTTATTCCGTTTGCTCAAATCTATCACTGGCGCATAGGAGACTTGAGAAGAAGCTTAAGAAAGTTGAGAGACAAATCAAAGGATGAGCAGCCGCAATGACGCAAGACGAAAATATCTACATCGATCATCTAAAATATATTCGATGCAAATCTATTGGCTTAATCAAAGAGGCTGCCGATAAACTTTGGCGCTCTCCAAGCAATATGGAACATGCGCAAACAATTCGTGAAGAGTTGGAGAAGTATATCAAGTCGCAATTAGAGTTGTTAGAAATTACTAGCGGAGATTAAGATGCTCGATGTGGAAAGGATGGTTGTGATCTTTGGCGATGATGAAAGAAATAAAAAAAGTTTTTATTTAAAAACGCACGAAGAAAGGTGTCAGTTTGCTTCTGAATTAAGAAAAAGAAAGATGAGGTATAAATATAAAGGCGGCCTGTATGTCATGTCATTTGAAGAGGCGGTCAAGGCGTTAGATGCAATTAGAGCAGTAATGGAAAACGATGGAGATTGAGATGCTAACTAAAAAATCAATAACGCATAAAGTCCCTGTAAGTTTATCTGATCGGATTAACCGTTTGGCCTGGGATGAGGCTGCCCGTGAGCAGGCAAGGCTCAAGACGATGTTTGGCCAGGCGCGACGCAGGGCTAAAGAAAAGCCAGTCTCGCTGCCCAAGTTGGTCTGGATGCAGGACGCTTGACAGGTAGAAGTAACTTCTATACCAAGGAGGGGAGCTGCGAAGCTCGCTGAGCTTCACAGAAGCGAAGCAGCTTGATTTGCTCCCCTTTATTTTATGGAGATTGATATGGCTAAATTCGTTCCTTCAGAGCAGCAAGCTGCTTTCCTTGACTGGGTCGTCAACGGCTCTGGCTCTTGCGTTCTTGAGGCTGTCGCTGGCGCAGGCAAGACCACAACTCTGATCGAGGCGGTAGAGCGCACCAATGGCTCTGTTGCGCTCCTGGCCTATAACCGCAAGATTGCTGATGAGATCAAAGCTAAGCTTGGCAAGCGCGGCATTGATTGGAAGAAGGCTAACGCCAATACGGTTCACGGCTTTGGCCTTGGCGCTTACAAGAAAGCTTTCCCCAAGGTCCAGGTCAACGGCGGCAAGGTCACTGACATCCTCGTTAAGCTTGGCGAGAAGGCTGCTCCAGAGCATCCAGTCCGCATGTTCTCCTCGATCATTGCTGATCTTGTCTCGCTCGCTAAGCAGCGCGCTCTTGGCGTCTTCGGCGCAATCGATGACGAAAGCCGCTGGTATGATATCATCGAACACTTCGATCTTTTGGCTAATGAGGAGGAGGAAGCCCAAGACCGCGTGGCTGAGATCGTCGAGGCGTCAATCAAGGTCCTCAAGCTCTCGAATGCGACGACCGACGTTGTTGACTTCGATGATATGGTTTACCTGCCAGTATTCCTGAAGCTGCGCTTTTGGACCTATCCTTGGGTGTTTGTTGATGAAGCGCAGGACACGAACCCGGCGCGTCGCGCTCTGGTTAAAGCTATTCTGGCTCCTGGCGGTCGCGTTGTGGCTGTCGGCGATCATCGTCAGGCGATCTATGGTTTTACTGGCGCAGACGCTAATGCGCTTGATCTGATCAAGTCAGACTTCAATGCCATTGAGATGCCCCTCACGGTGACCTACCGCTGCCCCAAGGCGGTGGTTGAGGTAGCCCACCGCTGGGTTAGCCACATCCAGGCCCATGAAAGCGCTCCAGAGGGCTCTACAAGCGTTATTATGCGCGACGACATCTTTGACCGCAACGATCTCGACGGAACGGCTGCGATCCTCTGCCGCAACACCAAGCCGCTTGTCTCTCTGGCCTTCGAGCTGATCCGCGCAAACATCCCTTGCCGGGTAGAGGGCCGCGACATTGGTAAGGGCCTCGTGAAGCTGGCTACCAAATGGAAGCGCGTAAAGACGCTTCATGGCCTGGAGGAGGCTGTAGCCAAATGGTCTGAGGGTCAAATCGTCCGCGCTAAGGCCAAAGGCAATGGCGCTATGGCTCAGCAGATTGCAGATCAAGCTGCAACGATGCGCGTAATCACTGATCAATGCCGCAAAGAGGGCAAAGACAACATCCCTGCGGTTGTGGCGCATATCAATGGTCTCTTCGAGGATAACGTTAACAACATGCTCGTTCTCTCCACGATCCACAAATCAAAGGGTCGTGAGTGGGAGACGGTCTACTGGCTGGATCGCAAGGGCACGCTGCCTAGCCCATACGCTACGCAGGACTGGCAGCTGAACCAGGAAGACAATCTCTGCTACGTCGCGGCGACCCGCGCAAAATCCTCCCTAGTCGAAGTCCTGGTCCCTCATTTTTGAGGGGCCAAAAATATTTTTCACTTTTTTTGTCTGATGGGGTTGTAGGTAGAAGTAACTTCTGCTAGAAGTTATTTCATTGAAACACACACTGTATGGAGATTGATATGTCTAACTTCGCTTCTCTCGCTGACCGCTACGCTCAAATCAAAGCTGAGGCTGACGCTTGGGCCAAAAAGCTCGAAGAGCTTAAAACAGAGATCAAAGAGCTTGGCGTCGAGGAAATCGTCGGCGACCACTTCACGGTTACCGTCGGTCTTTCAGAGCGCTCAACGCTTGACCAGAAAAAAGTCAAAGAGATTTTGACGCCCGCGCAAATCGCGGCTTGCAACAGCGTTGCGCTGATCACCACGATCCGCGTCAAAGCGTCGACCAAAATCGCAGCCTAATGCGCGTCAAGCATAAATTGGCAGCCCTGTATGTCACGGGGCTGCCTATTCTTTTTTCCGGCGACTTGCTTGTCATTGGCTCAATGATTTTGGCAATGGGCATTTACTTTGAAAATGCGCCAACCATTTTCTTTGGCCTCTATGACATCACACTTGGCGCTATCTTTGTTAAGAACACAATTAATCATGGAGATTGATATGGGAACGCGCGCAGTATACTCGTTCAAAGACGCTTATCATAATTTTCACGTTTACAAGCATTGGGATGGATACGAAGAAGGCGCTGCTGAGTTTTTAACAAACGCTTTTCCATATGCTTGGGGCGGCAAACGTTTTGAAGCAATGGATTTTGCCGCAGCATTTATTGCTGGCAATAAAAAACAAGGCGGCGGCGATGTTTATTTCACCAAAAGCCCATCGCATCACGGCGACTTGTCTTTTGGGTATCAGGTTTATCAAGACAAGAAAAACCAATTGCGCATACGCGCATATAAATACACCTGGCATCCAGATGATCACAGAAAAATAAAACAAAAGTTTTATGATGACACGCTTGATAGTTTTATATTTCAATACGGCACGCAGGAAGTAGCACAAAAACATTCTGACTTTATTAACGGCAAAAATGGAGATTGATATGTGGATTTCAGGATACAACATGCCCGGCTACTTACCCGACGCTGAACCGGTCGAAAGCAATGACTGGCATGAAGTGCGCGACCATTTGATTTGGGTATTGGATAGCATGTCTGATGACGACGACAATGAAGACGCAGATCTTTACCAGAAATTTGCTTTTCATTTGTTAGCTATGAAGCCCAACAATACAATTGGCTGGAGCGTCGGCAAATATCATTGGTTCATTGACAAAATTGAAAACATATAAAGGAGATTGATATGGAACTTTCACTTGAACCTTGCTGGGAAATTAATCCAACGCTATGGCGTTTGTTTTGTCAGCTGACCAGACGTGACGTGACATACACGTCACCCAACTGGACTGAGCTTGACGTTTTTAATTATATCGAAAATCACAACAAGTCTCTAAAAGAGGCGAGACCAGGAGCGCGACGACTATGTCCCCTTTAGAACTTAAAAAAGCAATGGCGGTGCAGGGCTTATCTAATAATGATCTCGCGACCATTACAGGCAAGACACCGCGTCAAGTTACGTCATGGCTATCAGGCACGCATCCAGTGCCACGCTTGGTCGCCATCTTGATACATGGTCTTGCAGAAGGGGCGATTGACCGTGACTGGTTATTGGAAATAGTGTGCGCAGAATTAAGAGAAGAAGCGTCAATGGCAGTTGCTTAAAAAGAGGCCCGGATCTACCGGGCCTTTTTTATTACGACTTCTGGGCGCTCTAAGAAGCGCACACGAGGCAAAGACATAGGAACCTTCCTCTTACCTGGCGCTCCTGCGCGCATCGTTGACGGATCAGTTTCTATCTCTGCGTGAGCAACAAATTGAGGCATAGCAAAAACAATTCTTGTGACTGCCTCAATTTTAAATGTCTCTTTATCAGAAGGGGATTTCATCGTTTAAATCCTCAAACCCTAATACGTCATCAATTGGCGCAGATATATCAAAGATACCATCATTGTCTATTCCAGCCATTGCATTAAATGGATCGTTTATTTTCATATTTACTTTTACCACTTCAGCTCCTGGGAATATTTCTTTTGCTGTTAAAAGAAAACTATCCGCAGAGATCAGTTTTCCTATTTCTTCTAATGTGTAAACGATCACATATCTACCGTCATTAATAACACGATCAGTAGCGTCAGGCTCTTTGACAATAGCAGCCACAGTTCCATTCTCAAGCCTCACTTCCCACACAGTTGGATCAATCGGTTTTTGATTTGCTGCCGTCGCGCGCTTATCTAGCGTCCTCAGTGCAGTCATCATGCGCTCAGCTTCTCGCTTCACGTCTTCAAGCTGACCCTCCCACAAGGCTTGTTTATAAAGATAACGCTGCCTGTCAAATTTCTCTCTCAACTCAATATTAACAAGCAGACGCAGACGATCTCTGCCCCACTTCTTCTCAAGCTCTATCTGCAACAGATCAACTTCGTCGACCCACTCTTTACCCGCGAGATACATGCCAGGCGTTTGCTGCCAGGGTATTGTCGGTCTCGTTGATACTGGGATGCCTTTATTTGCTTCTGGTTTCTTTCTTGGTCTAGATGCCATCTCAATCTCCAGTTCGATATATATAAACTCCAGTCTGACCATCGACGTGTCCCCACGTCGGTTCTCCAAACGCCTTTCTTATTTTCTTGTCGTTCCAGTCATCAACAATATGCTCCTGATACGGATTGCCAAAAACAGGCTTATAGGGAAAATAAATTACTGGCATGCTGATGACAACAATATTGGCGACAGATTTTAATTTGTTAAAAACATCCAACGCCTCATCTGCCGTCATATGCTCCAATACGTCTCCAGCTATTGCCACATCAAACTTAGAAAATTTTGAAAAATCAACTATCCTAACATCCGCAATAATAATTTCATCATAGAGAGAATTTAGATTATGCCTCTCAACATAGGGCTCCCATATTTCTATTGCCGTCCATGACGATCGCGGAAACATTCTTGTATAGGTTCCAGCCCCACAACCAATGTCTAATATCTTATCATGCGGCAAACCGCTAAGAATGGACGCGGTAAACTTTCTGCCTTCTGTCGGTCCATACGCCGCGTAATCTATGTTATGCTTCATAATCCAATTACCCCTTAAATGGACACGTCTCTCGCTCTTTATTTCTATTCATTAAATTCCTTATCGCTCTCCACCCGTAAAAAGTTTTAAGCGCATAAAACTCTCTGTCTAATTCATCTCCCTCCATAAAATGGTTTTTTATTTCCAGTCTGTTTTCGTTTAATGGCACGAGATGCAAAAGCGGTGTGCCCATTCTGATTTGCTGAGCCTCTGCGTTTTTAGGAACAAGCAAATTAACGTGAGCCGCATTATTGAAATCAAAAGCCGTGACGCCTGGAACCATAATGAAGTTTTTACCATCTAAGCTCCACCACGCTCCGCTGCAATGAAATTGCACTCCCGTCTTTTCTCTAAAACGCCAAGGGCTGACAAGCTTTAGATGCGTATAGTCTCTAAAGCTATTGCCTCTTTCCTTGAGCGGCTGCGTGCTGACTTGAGACCCGGCAGAGTAGAATGCTGTGCATTTGCCGTTTATGTTTTTTAAAACAAAATCTGCCCAGCTCTCTACGATTGCGCCTCTTTTATAAAGTTCAATAAATCCGTAGCACGTTCTCACGTTTCTATTTCTTGTTGGATGCTCAAGCGTCTCAAAGTTAAACTCTGTCTCTCCTGGTTTTGTGTTACGCCACCACTGCGGGATTGCCTTTGACGCCTTAACGACCGGCGTAAACTTGTAGGCGTGATACAAGTTCGTAAAGCAATCCAAATGTGTGACTGGCGTTCTGTGAAAGAAGCTAAACATTGTAGCGACTAACCTTGGCGCGCCACTGAACAGTCTCTGTTACCTTCTTTGGGTCTTGCGGATCTTGTGTCAGAAAGCTTGTCGCGACTGGACCAACGCCAAGAGCCATCCAGTATCTGGCTCCACTTGCTGGCTTTCCATCCCATGACTGTAAATAGCTAAATTGTATTACGTCAGTGTATGTAACAGCACTAGCAGTAAAAGATGCGAGAAGCTGCTCAAAGACCACGATTTGATCGCCGGAACTGTTAGCAGGCGGCCAGCTTCGGAAGAAGTCAAACTTCGGTTTGTTTTGATATACACTACCGACATCTTGAAACTCCCCCCATCCTATCGGCGGATTTAATACTACTTTTTTATTTCCTGGATAGTCGTCCCGCCATTCTGCTACGCCAAATCCTGTCCTGTATTGATAATACCATCTGTTCAACCAAGTTCCGGCGCTATCGTAATTATTATACAGCATCGAGTTGCTGCCTTGGTCATACGAAAAGACCGACGTGAATGGCGGAGCTGATCCATCAGACGTGGTGTAGTCAAAGCGTCTCAGCTCGTGCGTATTAAAGAATGGCCAATAGGCGGGGACAAAAAGTGTATCAGTCATTTTTCTCTGCTTTCATTTTACCGGCTGCAATTTTTTCTGCGTCGCTTGGCGAGAAGCCATCTCTGATAGCTCGCCAATATCTAATCCTGATGCGTGCTCCGCCTGTTGATATGCCAAGGCGCAAACCAATGGTCTTATTGTCGAGGCCTTTCTCGTGAAGCTCTAAAGCTCTCATGCCTATTTCTTTTCGACGGCTATCCTGGGTCACAGCTTTGGCTCCCTCTCCGTCTGGGTCAGGACGCATTTTGTAACAATGCTTTTCTCCAGCTTGCGCATCTCCCCCCTCGCCTTTTCGCAGGCGCTCCAGTCATAGAACGGCACGAACGTCGCTCCGCCAATGTGGATTACAAATAAAACTACTGGCGCTATCGGGATCATTTTTTCTCTCCTCTCAATGTCAATAAAACCCACTCACAGACTTCAGGGTAACACCGCTCAAGAACCTTGATCTGGACGTTACGCGCCATGCGCCCCTGCGCCTTGTTATACCCCAGCTGGTAGGATCGCTTACGAGTGGCGATAACGCCATCCTCATCTGCCCGATCGCCCTCCTTCACATCCAACAACCGGATCGTTATCCAATCACCATCCGACAGACTGGTTAACTCGTTCAGCTCCCAATCATCCCGCCGGTCGATTGTCACTTCATCCAATCGCATTTTGTATCTCCGTCCACCCAGCTCGCGCCAGCTGGCGGCGGTAGCCCCTTTTTCCCTTTCCAAATCACCCTCCTCAATGACGCTTCCAACAAACCGCATTTGTGTCAACAACCCCGTTCGCACTGAGCGGGCGCGCGACCCATAGGGAGCGCCCCGCGAAGACAGATATACTAACGTATATCTGGCGTTCACTTCCGCTTTTACTTCCGCCCGTAAGTGTTTGATTTTGTTTCATCTATTTTGTTGTCCATTAATTGGCGGAAGTGATTTGGCGGAAGTAAAATAGATTGTTTGTTTTCAAGTAGTTAAGGGCGGAAGTAATTTTCTGGGCGGAAGTGAACTTTTCATTTCCGCTTTCACTTCCGCCGTCATCTTTCGTATTTTTGGCGCTTAAAATCGGGTAGCCAGTTGGAGCCAAGCTTATAGCTGAGCGTCTTAGTTTTCTTATTGTCGTCCTCATCAATGATGCGTTTTGCATACCAGTCCTCAATCATGGCTTCGGCATCGTGGGCGTCGATTTTAAAGAGCGCCTTCATGTTTGATCTAAAATTGCGTGACGTATTCTTTGCCGCGCACCACCCTCTTCCGGCTTCAAAATCATCTTGAAGGGCGTTCAAAATATTGAAGCAGATTTGGCGGTCCCACTTCTTGTGCCCGACGTGGATCTTGTTTGTCTCCTGCTTGCCTCCGAACTCTTCCGGCTCAGGCTTGGCGGCGTCGACTAGCGGCTCCTCAATAATCTTCTCGACGACAAGAGAGGCGTGCCCGGAGATCAGCGGATATTTGTTTATGGCAAAATCCCACGTCCAACCGTCGGCGGCTGATTTAATCTTTCTTGCAAAGATCTGACCCTCCATTGCGCCCTCTTCCCTGGAGACAAAAATTGACGCGTCTGCGGCACCGTCAAAGACCGTCGACCCACGCATATTGACGCCTTGGCGGCCCGTATGATGGACGCCCAGCGTGCAGCAACTAAAGCGCGCCTTGATCTGATCGCAGGCCCTAATGAAGAGCGTCATATCCTTTTGCAGGTTCTCATCAGCTCCGGGTAAGACGCGTGATACAGTGTCGACGATGATTAATACTGGAAGCTCGCCGCTAAGGCCCTCAATGGCCTTGTCGATCGTCCTGATTAATTTGGCTACGTCATCACCATTCATGAAGTTCATGCTCTCGTGGAGCAGCCTGAAGGGCAGCGGAGGGCCAGCTAGACCACGCTTCTCGCACCACGCCTTGATGCGAAACTTCATGTCGGACGTTCCCTCAGAGCTGATGTAGATGACTGGGCCTGAGCGCTCGATCGTCTTACCCCACCACTCAGGAAGGCCCGCGGCGATGCTTAGGGCCATGTCTAGCGTGATAAAGGTCTTACAGCAGCCAGGCGCGCCGTAGATGAATGCTAGACCATTTTCTATGAAGATATCCTGGATCAGATATTGCGGGTCTGGCAGGTCATAGATGTCCTGGATCGTTAATATCTGAAAGATGCTGGGATCTTTCATCATGCCAAGGATTTGCTCAGGCCTTAGCCTAAACTCTTCTTCGTCAGAATTTTCTGATGCAATTTCCTCATGCGACAGGTTTTGTCCGTCGAAGGGTTTATGCTCCAGCTGCGCATGCTTTGGCGGCGGACCCGCTTCGGCATATTGCCGGATCTTTGTGTTCCACTTCTTTAGGGCGTCATGCATTTTCTCAGTGAAGAGAGAGAGGCCCCGACCCTCGCGCTCTAAGAGATCATGTTTCTCAGCGATGGGGTCGTCTATGCGCGGCTTAACGAGCGAGACGTATTGACGGAAGAGATCGATCGCGATCCCCTGGAGACGGTTTGGATCTGGATAGGTCGGATCTTTCCTGTATTCGTCCAGCATGCGGCCAAAGATCATCTTGGCCATCTGGCTCTCGCGCCCGTCGACGATGACGCCAAAATCGTTCTTGACAATGCCGGTCGACCCATTCGCTCCCAGGGGAGGCAGGATCTCAAAGTTGCGGGTAGTAGTAACTTCGCCCTGCGGCAAATTGCCGCCATTCTCTAGAACCAGCCGATCGATTTCCTGGCACAGCCAAATAGGCGCAACGGCGACTTCTACGTTCCACGGTTCAGCGTCTTCGTCCCAAAGATAATTTGCGCCGCTATCGTGTAAGCTAGGAGCTGACACAACGAAGCCGCCGCGTCCTCTGATGTCGATCCCTTGCGGTGTCTTTATGGTTGGCGGCACCCAACCCGGCGGAGCCCTAAAGAAGTAATGCTTTCCGCCGCCACCGGTTGTTGCGCGTGGAGTTTCAGGAAGTATCCCTCCGGCGTGATCGTCGTGTATCCCCTGCCACCAGACAGCAGGGAACGTGTTTTTGTGCAGGTCGAGGTCGATAACAAATAACCACTGTGAGCACTCGCCGGTAACGATGCCCATGTTAATGCGCTTAGAATATAAGCCAGAAGCGCCATACCACTTATTAAAAAGATCATCTGACGTAAGTTCACGCTCATGCTCCGCCCATTTAACGATTGGTTGTTTGCTGCTTTTGCCTGGCTTTGCTTCCGACGGAAGCATGACTGGAACAACTTGCCAGCCTAATGAGCGATACATACGCGCCCATTGAGACGGCGACGAATATTCTACGTCAAAATCAAAAGGTATTTCCATTTTCCTACGCCTTTATTGGCGCAGCGTCACACTATATGTTGCATCAATTTCTATATTGACTTATATATCTAGTGCGAACGCATTGCGCGTTTCTTCCAATGGTGACTTCCCTAGACCCCGATTGCAGTCGGGGTCTTTTTTTATTTATCTTTCATTTTTTCATGCCTATCCCACGCCGGAAGCGGGGTTTTCTCTAATTGCGCATACGTTAATTTAGAATAATCTTCTTCCCACTCTTTATAAGCACGTATTAGCATAGCTGAAAGAATTTCTAATTTAGCGGTTTTTAAATCTTCTACCTTAGCATCTTTTCTTTTATTGTAATGGTTTTTCTCTAGTTTTACCTCATCATAAAATTCATTAGTCTTAAGGAAATCAAACATATCGCTTAAGGCTTCTATCAGTTTTGTTCTGACTAAAGTTTTATCGTCATAGCAAGAATACAAAATGATATGTAGGTCATCAGCAATTTTGCCACTTTCACCTAGCTCATAGCAACAGAGGCTAATATCAGCTTCATCAAGTGAAAGAGCAATTTCTACAGCGTCATCTTTAGATATGATTTTATCCTGTATGGGTAAACGAAAGAAATTTTCTTCCCTATATTTTTCTTTTGCAACGCATATTAACGCTTCAAGATTAGCAACGCGTTCTTCTATTGTCTTCTTTGCCATATCAATCTCCTATTTCAATATTTGTGAGCCATAAACCGCAAGCAACGCAGCCTCTGCGCGCCCGTGATCTTTTTTCCTTCTAAAGTGAACGCTATCAGGCCATCTATTTATTGCGCAAGCACGCGCCGCCTCCTTATCCGCCGGAAGGCCATAGTGTTTTTTCCACTTAGATGGCGACGTATATATGCTCCTGATATTCTGCGCGCCAATGATCCCTTTGATCTGGCCGTATGCAACGCCGAACGCAAAACTCGAAGCGACGCCCTGTTTCGGCATGGA